TGGTATATGATGAAAGTTTTTTAATTTATTTTTCATCTTTTTGTTGACAGTGTGTATAGTGTATGCTATATATAGTACATGCACAACAGATGCATAACCTACCAACCTACATATGGAGCCTATCATGGACATTCTATTCTATGTCAATGTGTGTTTTACCAAACCCAATGGACTACGCACCCACATCAAAACCCAAGTCTTACTCGAAGATGCGCTTAACACCAAGATGTTTTATAGCATTGCATGTGATGAGGCTATTGAAGATGTACTCTCATACTACAATGGTGAGCACATTGAGGTATCAGCCTACGTAACCAAGATCAAATCACTATAAGGAGCAAACCATGACTAAATTACAAACAGTATATATTCTAGCCATCGAGGCGAACGGCTTTGACTTACTGGCAGAGATGATGGCGAACAAGGAGATCACATATCGAGATGCCTTACATCACCTTCGCATGTGCAAAGCAGAATGTACCCAAGAAGAACTTCCAAGACATGTATACGATGAGACTGTCAACTATGTCACCAAGTTCTATGCCAGCTTCTTTACCCGATTCCAACCTACCACAGGAGAGAACAAATGAGTGTATTCAACACCATATTAAACATCAAGGTATTCACACCAGTCAACGGTGAGTCAATGCCACTCTACTACAACATCGACAATGGCAATGGCTACTACTATTCACATGTAGACTATGCAGATGGCGAAACCTACAACTACTGCCCCACGTGTGCAATGGATTGTGTCAACCTCAAAGCCACGTCCCCAATGGAATGTCATGAAGTCTCAGACGATGCCAACCGTGTATTCTGTGACAACTGCCCCGACACCATTGAGACTGGAATCGACAACCGGTACTACGTCAAGGATGGCGACTTCCAAATCCCATGTGATGGCTCTGGAGCGATTTACCTTTGGGTGTGGACTAGCGACCCGATGTTCGATGATAATGCAGAACTTGTACGTACTACGTATAATGTCTAATCAACCTACCACCGGAGGGGCTGTGGTCCCTCCACAACCTATGGAGCAAACAATGGTAAAGTTTACCAACAAAGACAACAAACCAATCTGGTTCAATGTATTGCGCATCGAATCAATCCAAGAAACCAAACAAGGGTGTTTCATCAAGACCGTGTCCAATAGATTTCATGTTCTGGAGTCAATGGATGAAGTCATCAAGGTCATCGAAGACAAGATGTTGCAACTTGTTGGAGGTGTCAAATGATTAAACTGACATTACACAATAGACTGCGCACTATAGTAAACCCTAGGTATATTGTATCCGCTACAGAAGATGAAAATGGAACTCAAGTACAGACAACGCACGGTACACTGGGTGTTGTAGAGGACTATGCTACTGTACTTAAACTTTGGCATGATTCTTGCACTAATATTACTAATATTAGTACTAATATAGTAGAACCAAAAATTACTAACTCTACAAACAACACCACCACTAATAGTAATAATAGTAATAATAGTAATGGTAGTGTTGGTGTTGTTGTAGGGGATGGTAAAATTCTTCTTCTAAACAATATGCCAGTACCAGTAGACCCATCAGTGAAACCCAAACTGTATGACTACTGCAAAGCGAACCAGCAACTGATTGAACTGTTGGAATACTGGGTGAACCTCTATGAGGAATACGGTGGTGAATACAACATGGTGTCAGCAGTAGACCTAGGCACACTGTCACGTGTAGTTAGAACTGGACAGGGCGACAAGGCACGTGCTGTATTCGATTGGCTATTCACCAGTGACCACTACCGTGCCAAGTATCTACGTGACAAGGGAATGGTAAATCCAGCTGTGGTGGTGTCTAGTAAGAAGTTGAACGACAACTACGCTCTATCACAGGTGAAACCACTGCCACCATTGCCAAAGTCTGTTAGAACCAAATCTGGAGCGTCTTCTATTCCTACATTCGACAAGGATGGTAATCTCATTGAAGGAGGTGAGTAATGGCTACCAGTAGAATGATTGACCTGTGCATGAACATGTTTGTTGCCACATGGTCCAAGAAACCCGAATGGAAAGACACTCTATTCCCTGTCTGGGAGCACAGCCTTAAAACCGTGAAGGACAAGCACCTGTACGATGCCACCATGCGTGTCGTCTCCAAGACGTGGAAGTACCCACCTGTCATCGGAGAGTTGCTCAAAGAGATTGAGGTAGTCATCAAAGAGTTGGGTGGTACTGGTATCACCCTCAAAGAGTTTGAGTTCTGTGAACAGTGTATCCAACGTGAAGGGGTCGTAGAGGTGTCAGTACACTTCCTAGTCCATGAGACTGGCAAGACCAAGATATACAACACCATCACACGTTGTACCTGTAATGGTGCAAGGCAGAAGTACAGTCAAATGAAGTCCTGTGAGGACCTGTACCAACGCATGGAGATGGATGCTCGAATAACAGTAAAGGGCTGGTACCAAACGTCAGCAGTGACACCGTACCTTCCAATGCAACAACGTGAACCGGTACAGTATGCCAAACTGCAAGCATGGCTAAAGACACCGGAGGCGCAGCAAGCCGACAACCCATACATGAAGTTCGTACACAATGCCCAACGTGGACAGATTCATGTGCCACCCGAACAAAAACTTTCTCCTGTACGCAGTCAATATGAGGTTGACAACAGTACGACAACGCACTATACTTATGAGACAGACATCGACCCCGATGACTGCATTTACTAAACCTACCATCCAACTCTGGAGCAAACCATGTCTAATTTCCTAGACGAATACCAATACATCATCAACAAAGTAAAACACCCAGCAACCAAAGCTACACTGGAGAAATCCTTCGCCATCCTTGTGGGCCTCAATGCTATTGAATCCCTAGATGCTATGGTCAATGAACTGATCAAAAGCCAACTGCCCTCCACCAACTGGCAAGAAAAGATTGATGCCGAGACTGCTATCTGGAACAAGCGATTGGAAGATGCCGGTTGGGTCTACTGTCCTCGTACCACACCACCAAACTTCAATGGTCTCTATGGCTGGATGCATCCTTTCTATTCACAACGTGGCCACCACCATATCATGTACGTAGCCTACACCATCGAGGATGTATTCTACTACGACTGCACCCTGTACAATATCGAAGATAGCAAACTCAAGTACTTCGAGCACAAGAATCTTGAAGATGTCATGGCATGGATGGACGACACACTTGAGGTTCAACATGCAAAGTAATATAACCGACACCATTCTGGACCTTGTTGAACACTGGCGACTCAAAACACTGTTTGAGGATGACCGCATCGAGAACACCCTGAAGGAACTTAAGACCAACATGCTACCCGATGGTGGCATGGTTGGGCACACACCACGTTGGACTGCTGTGATTGACGAGAACGGATACACATGCAGTTGTCCAGACCATCAGTATCGTGACAGTAAATGTAAACATGTCGGTGCATTGGCAACCAAGATTAAACGTGACTGGGACAAAGAGTTTGGAGGCGATGATGAAGGGAAGTAGATTCCACAAGAAGATTAGACGTGACATTCTCTCCACTGGAATGAACCTAGCGCAACTCAGTCGCGCCTGTGGATTCCCTAGACACCGTTGCTCGGTGTACTGGAGAGGTGATCACTACCCGAAGTTCGAATACATCATCATGTTATGCCAGTACATTCATGGCGACAACTGGGAACCACATCTCATTGAATACGCACAACTACTATTGGAGGAATAATGTTTCACGAAGAACTGAAAACAACACTACAACCTATCAACAAATGTGACCTAGCCCGAACCATTGGTGTGCACCGTGATACCGTTGCCAAGTGGATGACAGGCAAGCAAATCCCATCGGTATCAAACCTAGTTCAACTGTGCCAGTATATCTGGAGCGAACAATGGGAAGTCGCCTATATTCGATGGTCTGTTATTATTGATCAACAACAACACTAAAACGTGTTATAGTACTACCACATGCTCCTTGCATGGTAGGTTGGGAGAGGGGTGGTTCCCTCTCCTTTTTATTTTAGTGGTGGTGGTGGTGTTAGGATTCAGTCAATGGCTCAATAGAAAGTTAGCCAGTAATGCTCTCCATAAAGAGACGTTGGCAGAACGTAGTGGACTACACGTGAACACCATCAATGGCTATCTCAAGGCAGACTATGAACCACGGATGACCAACCTCATTGCCATCGTCACCGTGATTGCACAAATAGAAGACCGGTCCCCAACTCAAATGATGTTTGAGGCTATTACGTCCCTACACGAAATGAAAATGGTAGAGAACCGATGGCGCAGAAAAAAGGCTAGGAAACCGAAGTCTCCTAGCCAGTGATGAATGGGTAGTGTTTTGGTGTTCTATTCTTCGTCTACGTCCACCAGCTCTTTGAGAACCTTGTAAAGCAACTGAATCAAATCTGCTGCAAGTTCCTGACGTTCATCCTTAGTCAATCCACCACGTGAATGCATGACTAACTTCTTGACGAACAATACGAGTTCTGGTGTCAGTGCTAATAAATCGTTGTTCATAATGTCTCCTAGATGTACATGTATACCTTTACGTATACTGTACTATCTTCTACTCTTTTTGCCAACGCACTTCCACTTTTTTCTGGAGAGGTTGTTGGGGCTATTCGGGTCGTTGCGTTTTTTGGCAGACAATCTTTTCTTGATTCCATAGGACCGTGCGCAGTAACTGTCCCCTTTCTTGGACCCCGGTTGTATACGATCCGTTCCACTCTTAGACTTGCCAGCCTGTCCATACGACACCTTCTTTGTGCGACCAGTTTTCTTATTCTTAACCACTTTGACAAACCGTTTTCCACGTGCTGGTGTCCTTTTACTTGGCATTGCTTACTCTCACAAACTTGACTTTTATCTCTTGTACTATTGTACTTACCATATCAACTTTCTGCTCAAGTAGTGACAATTGTTTGTCCATATCGGTGACTTCCTTCACCAACTCTTTGCGCATGTTTTCTTCTTTTACTTGAAGGTCTTTGATAACTATGTCATATCTCTGACGTAGTTCTTCTTCCTTCTGCTCTTGCTTTGCCTCGCGTGCATCGGCACGTTTCTGAAGGTCTTTGTTTTGCATGTAGAGGAACACACCAAAGGCGAAGTTGGCACCCCCACTCATAAATAGTTGCATGATGTCTGGTTCCATAGTTCCTCCACAAACAAAAAGGGTGTACCCATATAGAGTACACCCACAATCATAACATCTATTACAATGAGAAGTACATCACAGTAATTTGATCACCTGAGTTTGGAGCAGAACCAAAGGTCACTACCAAATGGTCTTGATTACCAGTGTTTCCTATTGTGTATTGGTCTTGACCAGATGGATTCGATTGTACCAAGCCCATTGCCAAACCGTTTCGGAATACCATGATACCACCCATCATACTGGCATCAGCCTCAGCAGAAGCCTCAAATGCAGTAGTAGTACCATCACCAGCAGACAATGTTTCGTATGAGGCTACGAAGTTCAACTTGTCAGAAGTCAAAGTACCATCGGCAACCTTTGCTGCATTTACAGCACCATCTTGAATCTTTGATGAAGTTACAGCACCATCGTCAATCTTAGTAGAAACAACAGCAGCATCAGCCAACTCAGAAGTATCAATACCACCTGTTGCAACAACCAACTCGTTAGAACCGTTGATGTCCATAGAGGCACCAGTAATTACCAACAGGTCATTATTGGTTTGGTCCAAACCAATAGCACCAGCAGAATTGACTACGTTAGAGTTCAAGTGCTCACGTTGTACTGCTGCATCAGCAATCTTACTAGCGTCAATAGCATCGTTTTTAATCTTTGTTGAAGTTACAGCACCATCGTTAATCTTTGATGTGATTACAGCATTTGCTGCAAGTTTGGCATCAGTGACTGCCAAGTTAGCCAGGTTCAATGTTTGAACAGTGGAACTAGCGATTTTGGCACCAGTGATAGTGGCATCACCATAGTGGATGGTCCCAATACCACCAGTGGCGATTTTCAGACCGTTAGTTCCTGTGGCGAGTGATCCACCATCCAAGTTGATAGCAAGGTCAGAAACACCAGCAGAACCATTGTATGAAGTCAATACGATACCACCACTAGAGGAGGCCGACAATGAACTTAAGTTACCACCAAGAGCAACACCACTAATAGTTGAGTTGGCAAGTTTGGCATTGGTTACAGCACCATCTTGAATCTTGGTATTGGTGATAGCACCATCAACGATAGTAACTGCTCCACCACTAAATCCGATTGTGGTACCATCGGCATTTACTGACAGTTCGTTACCACTCTTGTCAAGACCATCACCAGCAGTAATGTTAGCAGCACCATTGAACTGCGTAAACTCGATGTTGTCAGTACCCAAAGTAGGGTCAGTATCGTTAGTGCACACAAACCCCAAGTTATCATTGACGGTACCGGCAGTAACAAATACGGCAGCAGCTGGGAACTCACTTCCCTCATCCATATCATCAGCACGAGACCAAGCACTAGCATCCACAATATAGATTCCGCATTCTGTTGCATCGCTCTGGTCCTTGACTAAAATTCTGTCTCCAGCACTGAGCGATACACCATCAACCGTTTGGGTTCCACTCAACGTGATGTTAGCCACCGTGGCTGCTCGTACTGCTTTCTTCCAATGTAATCCACTGACCAATCCATCTACATAACTTTTAATGGCGACTTCAGAATCCGAACTCGGTGTGGCTGCTGAGAGGGTACCACTGAAGGTATAGTTGTCCGCAAGGTCAAGTTTGTTGCTATCAATAGCATCGTTTTTAATCTGTTCTTTTGCAATTTGTACTGCCATGTTAGGCTCCTATCTTTCGATATAAATGACGACAAGATTGTCATCACTTGAAGGGATAAATGAAGTTGTGAAAGTTGTTTGGGACGACTCTGCAATGTCTGACGACAACTGTAGAAGTCCGTTCCAATATACCTGTAATGTCCCTGTTTGGTAGGCACTACTTACTGTAAAAGTTTGGGTAGAACCGTCAACTTGAGAACTAACGTCCTCATGTTCTAAGTTGACCGTTCCACCCCCACTTGGTTCAAATGGGGATGCAACTGGCATTATTCACTCCAGACTATACAACTTGCGTCAATGGTGACTGTCCCAGTGTTAGTTCTGAAGAACAAGTACATCGTGTTAGAATCAAAGAAATGCTTTACTGGCAACTTGTACTCGTACACTGCACTACCAGTAGTGTTGGTGGTGATGCCTATACTGATTTCTGCTTCTGTTTCTGGGAACCAAATGTAGTCACCATTAGCATCACATGCCCCAGTCACAAATATACTGGTGGGAGAACTTGTCATATTGATTACACGCACAATGATTGTTTCAATACGTCCCTTGAATCGAGAACCTGTGTCGATGCTCTCATTGGTTACATACAGTGGGTGTGCATGTTGTTTGTTTGCAGCATAGGTTGCCCCTACTGCTGTCACGTCAGTTGTAATGGTTGACGCATGAAAATAACTACCTGTTTTTGCCATCTTCTACTCCTTCGTCCGATGGTTGTTGTCGTTCTATGTCCTTGAGTATATCACCTGTAGACAAGTCCTTCTCGATATTTTGTTTCTTTCTAAGTTCAGAACGGATGCGCTTGAGGTTCATTATCTGTTGGTCCACAATACGTTTCTGTCTCATAGGGGTCAGTAGACCAGTTGCTGCCAACATACGTTCGGTTGGTGTCAACACTTCATAGGTCGTTCCCTCTGGCATCAACAATCTAGCATAGTCATTGATAGCAGTAGTCATACCTAGGATGCCTATCGCATCACGGAACGCACCATACTTTTTCTGTTGCTCCCCATCCAATGGATATGTGTATCCATTCACATTCCCTACTGCTGTGTGCCCTACAAACTTTGCCTCTACTGTGGTTCCAAGACGTAGTGACAAGGCATCGGCAACATCTTGTGGACTATCATAGTATGCTGTCAAAGCATTGACTGTTTCTGTGTCTACTGTACGTGACTTGTACTTCTCGTCTTTTGATGTCAAAAAGTACTTTAATCCCGGTCTCAGCAACTGTTGTAATTTTTCTTTACCAACAGCAATAGCACCTTTACCAGCAATGTCAGTCGTAAACATGATGGCATCCAAAGCCGGTATGGAAGGAGAGGTGATCAAAAAGGTTTGACGATTATAGTTCTCTTGCCTTCCAAATACAATGCGAGTTTGGGTATACTCTGGCATGTACATTTCGTATGGCAAACGCTTACCACCATTCATTTCTTGGAATAGTGCATTGGTATCTCGTCTCAAGGTCAGAATCCGAGCGAATCGTTTTGCCTGTTTTGGGTCCAGTAATGCTCGTACCATTGACATAATGTTTTGACGTTGGAAGTTATAGAACACTAATGCAGCAGTAGCATATTGTCTTTCCAATGGTGTTAGGTCGTTGTAATCAAACAATGAACGTCTAGCCAAACCAGTAGCCTCCTCTACACTACTGCCTTCTTTAATGGCATCCATAAACACTGAGGATCGCCATGCCATATCAGCCTGTACCCCAAGTCTGTTTACATTGTTTGCTAGGTCTAGCATTTGATTGGCAAACTTTTCTACACCACCTTTGAACCCCACGTTTGGTTTCTCGAAGTTCTTGAGGTATCGCATAAGTGAACCATCATTCATTGCCTGTTGAATGTAGTTGTACTCAGACTTCACACCGGTTTTCTCAATCAGTTCATATATCTGTCGATTGGTAAACGTCATCCCATCTGGACTACGTACAGCAACAGCATCAGCATTACGAGCACCAACACGACCACCATCCATTACCACCTTCATACCTTGTACAGGATTGGTGAATCGTCCAAGTGTCTGATAAATAATCACAGGTGCAGTCATAAAGTTCATACCGTGAAAACGACTACGTATACCTAAGATGGAGAAGTAGAATATACTGGTGGACATATTCATCATCTTCTTGACACCATCTACCAAAGTGGGGTCTGACTTGATTATCTCTTTGATGTTCTCTTGTACCTTTGTGATGCCTTGTTGGACATACTTGTTTCGGATGTCCTCATATTGATCACCGAGTATCATCTTAGCGAAGTTGCCATTGTCAGCGCCGAACATCTTTGTCAGTTGACTATTGATTTCATCGAAGTTTGCCATTGGGTCTATCTTCAACCCATTGTTTTTCATAAACACTTCTGCATAGTCAATCGCTGCACGTGCTGTCTTGTCAATGGCAGTAGGAGACATCGACATATCATCTAGGTCCTTAGCGATGTCAGCAAACTGTTTGTTGGCAAAGTCATAGTTGGATGTGTACCATTCCAAAGCCTCTCGAACATTTTTGCCAGCCATGTTTTGATCAAAGTTTTCAAGTGACCCTTCAATCAACTCGTCTATCTGCTCTCGCAGTTCGGCTTTCTCTGCTTTTGCTTTGGTCTTTATATCTTCAATGGCACTTTCAATAGCCTGTTTCTTCTCGTCTTGAAACTGTTTTCTACGTTTGAGATATGCATTGCTTGAATCTTTGCGCATCCGTTTTAATGCGGCATCCCTTCCAGCACGTATCTTTGTTGCAGAAGCACTACGATACCCCACCTTGTCAATAGCATCTTTGGCACGTTTGCGTATCTGCTCATTCAGTTGTTTCTCGGCTATCTTTTGTCTACGTTGCAGTTCTTTGATGGCATCATCATACGTATCCTGTGCAGCCTTTCTAGCATCTTTGTATTCTTGGACGACTCTAGTGTTTATTTCCTCAACAACCTGTTTGTAGTCCTCTACAAAAGAAGTACGTACAGACTTCAGTTCCTTTTGGAAGTCTTTACGAATCGACTTATGCAAGTCCATTACATCAATGTCCTCGTACACATCATCGAGCAAACGTAGGGTGCGCTCAAAGAAGGCATCCTGTACAGTCCGTTCTACTGTGGCCAACATATCTGCATATGGTTTATCATTTCTCCATACAATAGGTGCAGTGTTGCGTACTGTCGATTCCCACATCTTTTGGTCAATGTCTACACCATCCAAGATGTTTTGGACGTTCAGTTGTGTCAGTTCCTTATCCACTACGTCTGTCAAGTACCGATGGTTGATACGTTTTCCTTCAGCATGGAAGTAAGCACCCAATGTCAGTTCTTCCATAATAGATTCAAGTTCCACATTGGAGACTGTACGCAACTTGTGGTATTGCTTGTCTGGTGTAACTAAGCGAACCCGAATCATTTCTCCAGTCTCTGGGTCCATCAGTTCTTTATATGGGTCGAACTCTAACAGTCGGTCCAAGTCATCCACATAGGCTTGGAACTCTTGCCACATCACACGTGGGTTAGAGATGGCTTTGGATGCTAATTCTGATAGTTCTTCTTTTATTATTGCTGTTGCTTGTGGTGTAAAGATTTTTGCATTGAGTATTTGACTAATACCATTGATGTCATCCACTGCACCATTGGTCACCAATTTCTCTTTGCTCTCATAGAAACATCGGTCCAACATCCAAGACAACGTATCCTCTAACTCTTGTTGTTGAACTACCTTGCCAGCGCCAAGTTGCTTTTGTCCTACAATCATAGCCCCAAGTGCCTCTGACTTAGTCAGTTTTACTTCGGGGTCGTCCACATATTTAGCACGAACACCAACACTATCACCTGTTAGTTCTTTGAAGTCACGATTGAACTGTGTATCCAACACACCAATCTCTTTCTGTACTTCCTCAATCATACGTGCCTGTTCAAACGTATTGACCTTGGCACTTAGTGGGTCTTGTGTTTTCTTGAGTACTTTGCGCCCAATCGCCTTTTGGCTAAGGAAGTTTACACCCTCACCCAACTTATCAATGGCCTGTGCAAACAAACCATCCCTAAAGTCCAAACGTGCTTGAGAACCCTGTGGCTCTAGTAGTTTCTTTTGTTGGCTTAGTGGTAGTGCGTTAATCTCGTCTGTGGTAAAGATGTCCCTACGCCCAAGTGCAACATCGTCACGGTTCTTCATCACCAGTTGGTTAAGGTCTGATTCAAACAAACGATTGTTGTCTACTTGCTCTCGTAAGAACTGCTTGTAGGTATTGGTGCCATCGAGTTCGTCTATGTTCTCGTACAACAGTCTTTTACTCTCTGGTTCCAATCCACTGAGGTCATACGACAGTTCTAAACGTCCTTGTTTGGCGATGGCATCGTCACCATACAGTTTATATGAGGCGAACTCTGCCGGCTTTACTTGACGACTAGCCGGAAGGCTACGAACCTCTTGGATACTTTTGGCTAGTTTGGTTCGACTTGCAGTTGCCAACAGGTCTGTACGTGCTTGTTTTGTACCAAACGTATTTCGTGTGATGGCTACAATGTCATCCAAACCGGCTATCTTTGGCGACACCTCAAAGAATATACCACGACCATAGACTGTGGAGAGGACACGTTGGGTATTCTTTATCTTTGCCAACTCGTCTGGAAGGTCTGGCATCTTTGAGGATTGCTTGTGGATGCGTTCTAGTTTATTGAAGTTGACCTTTGTTTTCTTGGCACGTGCTGTTTCAATCGCAGCATCCAAACCTCGTACCTTGGCATCCTCTAGTATGTCCGACATTTCAATGTATTCATCATACATCTGTGATGCCTTTTCATTCTTTCGTATATTGGCTGTGAATATATCGTCAGCCTGTTTGGTAGTTCCAGTTTCATAGAAGGCTTTGGCATACAAGGTATCGTCTAGTCCACCGGCTTTCAGTAGGTCATTGTCCGGTGTGCTTTGCTTGGCAAGGTTACGTGCCTCAAGATTCTTTGCCATGTCATCAGACATGTACAAGCGAACGTCACCCATCGTCAAGGTGTCTAGGCTTTTCTTGGTCTTTGGGCTTACCAAATCCTTTGTCAGCCCAACAAAGTTGAAGTCGTCTACAATCTCTTTGGTAAACGTATTGTCAAACTGTTGTAGTGCTTTCTTGGCTGCATACCAACTGTCGGCATTGTGTACTGCCTTTTGTGCATTGTACATTGAGACTGCGTTCTTAGTTCCTTTTAGAGCACCAGCACCTATCGCCATATCTGGAGAGAGGAAGTCATTGGTTACACCACCCACTTGCATAACAAACTTGGCTGCACCATCAATCCCCAAACCGTTGGCCACATCTGTATTGAAGTCAAGGTGTCCACGGTTTCTAGCCACAGCATCTACCATTTCTCCAAGTAAACTGTCTGGCTCAAACTCAGTTTCACCAATCTTCATGGTTCCTGTGTATAGTGGGGCTTGCTTTTCTCGCTCTTTCAAACGTTGTCGGGCACCCATATCCGTATCAAAGTATGATTCACCTTCTGGAAGGTCACCTGTCAAACCAAGATATGATCCAGCCTCAAATGCAAGTCCCATCGCCTTGCCTACTTCGGATTCAACAGCACGTTGACTAGCAGCAGCAAAGGCATTGAGAGGAGAAAAGGCTAGACGTGTGTAGTATCCAAAGTCCGATTCTGCTGTACCACCAAACCCAGTTTTGCCCTCAAAAAACCCTTCCTCTTTGAACTTGTCGATATTGGCTAGTATGCGCTCTTTTTGTTCGGGGTCTTGGAACCATTGACCGGCACCCAGTTTATCTATTGCCTCTACCTTTGCCATGCGTTTTGCATGGTGTGGTTTTACACCATAGTCTTGGTTGTTTATCTTCAATGGGGTAAAACCAAAGTAGGTGTCGTTGTACTGCTCTCGAATAGAATCGTCAATCTCTGGCGAATAAACAATCGCAGCAGTAGGACTAGATACAATATGGTTCAATACTGGTTCAGTAATTGTTTGTTTACGTCCATCAATATTGACATAGTACATACGTGGGGCAGTGCGCAACTTCTCTGTGTAGTTCTTCTCGATGTACCTATCCACCTTCGACTTGTTCATTTCCTTGAGGTATTGAAGTTGTGATGGTGTGTAGTCTGGAATACTACCTGGCTTTATCTGTTGACTGAAGGCATTGACCAATGGTGTCGCTGTCAATGCTTGCATACTGGGGTCTACACTTTCTTCTGACAAGATAGGTACATTACCTGTCAACAGGTCTGAAAACTCTTGCATAGCCTGTTCTAAGGTCTGTACTTCAGTCTTGCCGGTCTTGTCTTTCTTATTCTGTATGTCTACTTGATTGTATAATCTTTGGAAGGCTTGTACTTGTAGAGGAACCTCGTTGGCATCCATACCACTATCCACAAGCAGTTGTGGCAACTGTTTGTTGATATAACCAAATATGTCTGCTCTAGTAGGCTGTACTAACTGTCCAGATGTGGTTTGTTGACGTTGTGTGGCTGTTGTCGCTGGTATTGGAGCAGTGCCTGTTACATCGGTTTCTAGTGGTGGTGCTGTTGGTCTAGCACGTTCACCATAACTACCAAATTGTGGCAACTGCCCTTGTCCTAGAATACGATATATTTCTTCTTGTTTGCGTTGTAGTTCTTCCTCAGAACGTCCCAACTGCCCACCAGTAACACCACTTTGTGCCAAAGTATCTGCCAACTGTAAGGCAACATCTCTTGGCAACTGTGCTAGTTCTTCTTCACTGGGTGGGTCTACAATACCAAACTTGATCAAATCATCGTATAAAGACATGTCTGCTTACCTATGCGTTGTAATCATCGAGAACTGCAATGTACTGTAACTCTAAAAGTTCCAATGCCTTCTTACGTTGTGGATTGGCAAGTTTAGTTGCAATTTCCTTTTGGGCACTCTTGTACAACTTGTCTATTTCGTCCATCTTCATATCCGATGACACAGGGAATAGCGATGTGACCAAACGTGCGTTTTGCTCAGACAAACCACGAACTGCACCAGCCAATGCCATGTAGTTCTTGGGGTCCTTGTCCATAATGCGCTCTACTTTGCGTTGCTTTCTAAACTGCGATGGGTCCATAACCTTTTGCAACTGTTGTAGAATCTTTGCCTTTTCTCTTTGGTATTCTGGGTTCGATGGTCCCAACCGTTGACTAGCCTCCATAATCATTTGCAAGGCTCGCTGTTGCTTTTGTTGTGGGGTGCCAAACTGTACGTCCGAGAAAGACTGTTGGTAGTCTACTCTTTGTGGTGTTGTTTCACCAAAGGCACCTAGCATATCCTGTACTAACATCTGCCCTTGTGGTGGTGTTAGTGGTGGTGCTGGTGAAGGTGTGGGTTTCTCTTGACTATCAAAGTATTGGTTTAGTCCATCAATAAGAGTTTCTGTTTCGTCAACAGGATACGATTCACGTAACGCATCGCCAATCGGGGTTTGTGTTGGTTTTGGTGCTAGTGTAGGCATCCCTTCTAACTGAGTAGGTTCAATACCACCCAAGTATTCAACAGGTCTATCAGCCTCAACTACACCACTACGAATGTTCTCGTCCATTGTAAATGGAATAGGTGGCTGTGGCTGTTCTACTGTTGGCTCAACAGTGGCAACATTCTGTACAGGTTGTTCTGCCATTGGTTGTTCAACAGTTGGCTCTTGCACACCTAGAAAGTCCATTTCTGCACGTCTACTTGGAGCAAACCGTTCTCGAAGTGGCATACGTTCACGTGGCTGTCGTTCAACACCCAACCCATAGTCCTCACGTGCGATGTCACGCATACGTTCTGTGGTATCAAACTGTGGTCGCTCCTCAAACTCTAAGGCATCCATTTCGGCTTGCAGTTCACGCATCCGTTGTTGTCTACGTTCAATATTCGGTTGTAATGATACAGGCTCTAACTCTGGTACAGGCTGTGTTCCTTCATAGACTGTTCTTGATACGGATGTACCACCACCACCAGCACTTGTGCGCTCCGTTTTCTTGGCACGTTTGCGCAACTCTGCATCGAGGTTACTAGGCAGTGTGCCTTCAAACTCGGTTAATTCTGTTTGTTGATCGGCAATCAAATTGTTTTGATCATCAATCTTTTTGTCAACCAAAGCAATAGCGTCTTCGTATGTTTGTAAGTCATCCAACTCACTTCGGGTTAATACACTAGGTGCATATTTCTGTAGTGTTTCGCCTTCGTCTTTTGCTTTTTTCAATGCAGCACGTTCGTTTCGTAGTGCATTGACATTAGCACGGTTACGACTAATTACCTTTGTGTAGTCACTGATCACTTCTTGTCTGGTTGGAATAGAGAGAGTAGTACTTGTTCTGCCACCACCAGCACCAC